AGAAGAAGAAAGTGGAATTATCGACCTAAATATGATATAATAGGATTATTAAACCAAGCGAAAGGATTTAGATGATAAAAGTTTATCAAATAACAACTTTTAACGATTCAACATATTATATCACCCCTAAACAATTTGAATGGATTAAGCCAGCAATAGAGAAAAAATCATCGGCTGGGATTATGATTGGTGATTCTTATATTCGTCTTTCGTCTATTAAACAGATAGATAGCAAAAATATGGAAGAAATAGATTTGCCAACATATTGCAAAGAGAAGTTATTAAAAGAAAACCCAAAATTGCTAGAAAAACCAGATGAAGAAAAATTGGGGATTTGGGTTGGAACTATTATAAGAGTCTATAATGAAGATGGAATAGAAATCCCATCACCGCAAAAGACTGATAAAAACCCACCTAAAAGATTTGCGATAATTAAAAGAAACCAATATAAGAACTATATTGCTGGGAAAGATGGTGGACAGGAAGAAGTTTTGAGCGAAGGAAAAATTATTGAACAAACTTTCTATCGCACAGTTCAAGAAAATGGCTACAATGATTTTGTGCTAGTTTTATCAATAAAAAATAAAGATGAGATTATTTTAGACCGTAGGCCAAAGAATTGGGACTTTGTTCGTGTGCCGAATGTAGAATAACTAGCCGTATTTGGCAAAATTAAGCACTTTGAAGCCTAGTTAGGTAGCAAGTAGTATAATTTATTGTCTTTGAAATTAAAGTGGCTCAAAACCGATTCTAGCAACGATTAACAAAAAGGCCAAAATATGCTAGAATGTGGGTATGGATTGGACAAGCATCATAACGACTACTATCACGGCAATATCTACTACGATAGTAGCACTTGCAACTGTTTGGCTAAACTCTCAAAGAAAGAAAGATGTAGAAGAAGCAAAGAGAATTGCTGAAAGAAACGCCTCAAAATCTTCTATTCAAAATATGATAACCCAAGATATTATTCGGGCAGAACTTTTGCACAAGATGCCAGAGAATAGAGATAATATCGAAAGTGAATATGAATCCTACCATAAATGTGGTGGTAATGGCACCATCACTAGGCAAGTAGAAGAATACAAAGAATGGTATAAGGAACAAGAGAAAAAATTGACAAAAGCCTAGTCCTAGGCTATTTTTTCTTTATGGACTACTACAACCCTTTAGAAGATGACGAATGTATTGCTTTTTCGGATTGGCTTAAAGCAAATCATATACCACACGCCCATATTGCAAACGAATCTAGGTCTAGTTCAAGAAATGCTATAATTCGTGGTGCTAAATTAAAAAGAATGGGGCAGAGTAAAGGTGTATGGGATTATGAAGTCTATTGCCCGAATTTGATTAAAATTGAGATGAAAAGAAGAAAAGGTGGAGTTGTAAGTGAAGAACAAAAAAAATGGGGAGAAATCTATAAGAGAGCGAATATACCTTGTAAGGTATGTAAAGGTGCTGAAGAAGCTATTGAATTTGTAAAAGCCAATATGGTATAATGGAGTTGTGCCAATACCTCGTGGCACGAATCACATCTCAGAAATAAAATACAAACGAAAAAGTGTGCCTAATAACCCCCTAAACACTCTACTTGATAAAGCCCTGTGTAAGCCGGGGCTTTATTTTTTGATGGTGATGTGTTATATATTAAGTATGATTTGCCCGAATAATACACCAATCGTAGGAAACCTACAAACATTATCTATTAAGCGTGGCACTACTCTTAAACTCAAGGCACAACGCTTGGATTATAATGAACAACCAATTTTAGAAGAAGCCGAAGGTATTTACTTTGTCGTAAAGAAAAAATGGACTGATGAGAACTATCTATTTAAGAAGTCTATCGCTGATATGACCTTTGATGAAGAAGGCTACTATCATTTTACTATCAACCCAACCGATACCGAAAATCTACCTTATGGGAATTATGTATGGGATTTTACAGCTACTTTAGATGATGATGCTTATAGAGCAAAGCCAGCATCTGGAATCTTTATCGTTGGGAATTCATCTTGTTGGATTATTAACGAAAATGATGAATCGGAGAGTTAGATGGAAGTTGAGAATGATGAAATTGAAATCTTACTTGAGAAAGAGAATTTTGAGATAGTAAAGAATGAAGTTGCATTGACTTTGGACAATGATTCTGTGATTGTTTTGATGTCAACCGACCCCGGAGAAGGCTATAACCTACCTGCGAACTACTACATCGCAGTATTTGATGAATAGGAGAATATGCTATACGGTTCAGTAGATGAAAAAGCAACAAAGGTGACAAGTGCTAATGTCCTAGTTCATAGGCGAAAAATAACTGGTGCTACACCAGATGGCAATATTATTTTAGATTTTGATGCTAATACCTTTAACGAAAAGTTTACAGAGTATCTAAACAATAAACAACCCGGAATGTTTGACTATGATGGTAAGTATTGGCGTCCAGTAAGCCTTAGAGTTTTTAGGCTTCAATTCAGTTCACAATATTGTAGTATGGTAGTCTATTATTCTTTCTCTCAATATAACTACTACAAATATAGCACAGTTATAAACACTGATGTCGGTGATTTTGCCAGCAAGGCATTGGAATGGGGTGTAAAAATCAACCCTAATATACCAATTGGAGCCGATAGGTCTATTCCGCTACAATCTGAGATTATATCTACCGAAACCAAACCACTAAAAGTGATGTATGGCTCACGGGCTAATAAGACAAAGACAATTTACAAATAAACATATTTACTTTTCTTTTTTGGTGTATTATAATAGATATAGATACCAAACAAAAGCGAGGAAAGGAGCAAAAAGGTGCTTAAAATAACCGTAAAAGATTCGTCATCTAACGGCGAAGTTTTTGTGCGTGGGCTTTACGGGCCTAAACACATATCATATCAACTAGACCAGATTCTAGGTCTTATTAAACAAAGAAAAAAGGAGATGTGCGGTGAGTCGTATTAAAGATTATGCCGAGATGGTATTTGAAAATGAATCACCATCACTATGCCAAGGGGATGAACTATGAGTATGGGTATGGATTGGGCAGATAAACCAGAGAACATACGAGAAAGTAGAGAAATAATAGAAAAAGAGATAGAAAGGATTGAAGAAAATGAATCTAACATTTAGAAAACTAAAAGCAGATGAGATTGATTGTAGGATTGGGCAGATTAAAGAAAATGGTCTTACATTGCTATTATATAAGAACGCTCGCTGTGATATGAATATCTTGGACGAAACTGTTGGCCCTATGGGGTGGAAAAGGGAACACACACGAGATAACCAAAATTGCATCGTGAGTATTTACGATGAAGATAAAAAAGAATGGGTAGGAAAAGAAGATGTAGGTTCGGAATCAAATACTGAAGCAGAAAAAGGTCTAGCATCTGATTCATTTAAGAGAGCCTGTGTCAACTGGGGAATTGGTCGTGAATTATATACGGCACCATTTATTTGGGTAAAAGCAGAGAATTGCACGATTAAGGAATATGTTGGTAATGATGGGAAGAAACGCTTTAAGTGTTTTGATACATTTAAGGTAGTAAAACTCACTTACAAGAAAAATGGTGATATAGATGGATTATGTATTGCTAATGAAAAGACTAACCAAAATGTGTTTATTCAAATGCCAACAGAAAAACACACAAAAGAAGATGTAGTAAAAGATGCTAAAGAAGCAATCGAACTTCAGTTCGGGAAAGGAGAAAAATAATGAGCGGGACTAAAATTGGGGGTATGAAAGCAGCGATGACCAATAAGGCAATTCGTGGTGAGGACTTCTATAAGAAAATTGGTATGAAAGGTGGGAAGAATGGGCATACGGGTGGATTCTATAACAACCCTGCTTTAGCAAGAGTAGCAGGTGCTAAAGGTGGTAGAGCAAGCAAAAGGAATAGCCCTTATGTAGCAAAATTAACTGAAAACCACGATAGGATTAAGATACTATATGAACAAGGGCTTATATCTATTCGTGATATAGCAAACATAATGGGTGTGCCTTATAATACAATGTTGCATTATATAAGGACTAGATTTGGAGAAAAGAAATGAATAGAAAAAAATTGCTAACTCTTTTGGCGATGATTATATTTGGTGGTGCTCTATTCGTATTTTTATTTGGTGGCTACTGGGAGAAGATTATAAGTGGAATCATCTTGGGCATAACGGTGACTTTTGGTATAAGTTTTCTTGGAGATAACTTATGAAAAACTACAAAGAATACTACAATGAAGCAAGACAAATAGTATTGAAAGTAGATAGAAAATATATTGATGAGCCTAAATTGATGGATGCCTTTTTAGATGGGTATTTTAAGGGCTATGATAAAGCGTGTGAAAAGCAAAATAAAGAACTTGCGTATCTCAAAAAAATAATGACAAAGGAGATTAAAAATGAGTTTAGACCAAGCAATTAAGCACGGCAAGGAGCATCGCAAACCGTATCGTGGCAGTAAAGCAGTAGATGTTCAGTGCCGGAATCATAATTACTGCTGGATTTGCAGAAAAAATAGACTGCACAGAAAGCTAGTCGAGCAAATAAAGGTCAAAGATGAATTAGGTGGTGAAAATGAGAATGATTGACCTTAAAAGATGGTTCAATAACTTGTCTTTAAGTGATAGATTGCTTGTTCAAAAGTTTGTGATAAGATTATATGTAATAGGAGAATTATATGCCAGAAATGATTTATCGCAAACTAAACGAACTCAAAAAACTACCAAACAATCCTAGGACAATCACTAGAGATGACCTAGAAACACTAAAAACTTCAATCAAAAATAACCCAGAGTATTTTGAAGCAAGGCCTATTATTTTAAGTAATAGAACTGGTGAACTTATCATTATTGCTGGGAATCAAAGATATGAAGCAGCAAAATCGTTGGGATTAACTGAAGTCCCAACCTTTTTGTTAGAGAATCTTACAGAAGAAAAAGAACGAGAACTTATAATTCGTGACAATGTAGAAAATGGTGAATGGGATATGGATTTATTGGCTAACGAGTGGGATGAAGAACTCTTAAAGGATTGGGGTGTAGATATTAACTGGGATGCTGGAATTGACGAAACAGTAGAAAAAGCATCAGAGGGAAGCGTAGCAGATTATGATGATGATGTAAACTATGACTTGACTAACTTATATCGTGAGAGATTAAACAGCGACATAAGTAAGAAGCTAGAGAAGTATATCAGTAGTGGAAAGATTCGCCCAGAGATTGCTGATGTATTAAAGACTAGGGCTTTACAATGTGCCGTATTTAACTTTGATGAACTAATTAAGTTCTACCGAAGTGATGATGCTTCAGAAGAAGAAAAGGAGATGCTAGAAAGATTATACCTAGTATTCATCACCCCTAAAGAAGCCATTGAAAAAGGTATGTTAGAAATCGAAAAGACCACAGGTGAAATCTATGATAGAACTTTGATGGAGAAAACCAATGAGCAAGCCGATTAAAGTCCTAATAATGAGTGTGGGGGATTATAGCAAAAACGGAACTGCTAAATGGCTAAAAAAGATTGGTGCTGAAGATTTAGGGTGTGTATGTTTGCCTAAACAATTTGAAGAAAATGCCGAATCATATCGTAGTCAAGGCCTAGAAGTCTATATTTATGATGAGAAGAAGTATATTAACAAAGATTTTGAATTCTTTGGATTTAAGCCTAGAAATTGTGGTGGTGTTGGTAGGCAAGGCATCGCAGAAGCCGTAGAGAAGTATGGTGATGATTATATTTGCGTAGAGTTAGATGATGATACGGCACAATATACCATCAAGAATGTAGAAAAAGATAAGGCGACTGGTATAAGAGATAGAGAATCATTTATTGAACTTATAGAAGCCTTGAATGAGTTTTATGAAACGACAGGAATTGATTGTATGGGTAAGACTGGTGCTACACCACCATCTGGCAAATTCGTATCTAATAGAAAGATTTTCAATAACTTTATTATGCACAAAGGCAACGAGATGAACTTCAAAGGCTTTGCTGCTTTATGTTCTGATGATGTAAGATTTAACATTTACAACAATCTCGTGAATTGCCGTCCTATGATAAGCACCGAAATTATATCTATCACATTTACACAGAGTCAAGGAGATAGAAAAGATGGGAATGCCGTATTATATAATGGCGACTATTCTTGGAAGAAATCTTATAGTCTTAAAATGATGATGCCGTGGGCAGTAGAGCAAAGGATTCTACAAGAAACCAATCGTATGTTGTTTAGAGAAAATCATCTACCTAGCAAATTATTCCCACCTATCTCGATTATGGACCAATTTGGCAACATAACTGGGAAAGTAAGATGAGAGTTGCGATAATTGGAGCAGGATTGGCTGGATGCTCTGTGGCTAGATTATTGGTAGATAAATTTGACTATTTAGGTGATTTAGAAATTGATATGTATGAAGCCGAAAGCCATATCGGTGGATTGATGTATGATAAAGATGGTGATGACATTTTTCAACATTTCGGCCCACATATCTTCCACACCTCAAATCCAGAAGTAATTGAATTCGTGATGAGATTTGCTAAATGGAAGGGCTATTGTAATAGACCTATTGCGATAACTGATTTGGGTATGGCTAGATTGCCTATCTCTATCGAAACGATTGCCGATTTGAAAAGCGATAAGTTAGGTGAAAAAGTATATGATTTTGGTAAAGAACAAGAACTTATTTACGACAATATTATTAAAGGCTACTCGAAGAAGCAGTGGGGAAAGCTAAATGAAGATGCTGTAAAGAGATTGAAAGTATCTGAAACGATAGGTGGCTCATATTTTGGTGATGTATTTGAGGGATTGCCAGAGGGTGGATTTACTAGATTTTTGGAAAAAATGATTGACTGTTCAAACATTAACTTGTATCTGAACAAAAAAGTTATACAGGAAGATATGGATTTATGGGGAAAAGAACAAAAATATGATTGGATTATTTGGACCGGACCGATGGATGAACACCCTTTTGTAAGTTTTTCTCTAAAGTGGAATGGAACGGCTTTCAAGAGAATTGAGTCAGACGGAGATTTTCTAACTGCCGTCTATAACTATAATTCTGAATCTATTGAATTTACTAGGGCAACTAAAATGAATCTTCTAACTGGGTGTAAGTCAACTGATGTCCTTTTAGAAATACCTAGAGCATCAAGTGCCAAACATTATATTATTGAAGATAGTAAACCTAAAAACCTAAATGAAATCATTTATGGGTTAGAACAGAAGCATTTGCTATTTTGTGGTAGGTCTGCTACGGCAAAATACCTAGATATGGACGAAGTCATCGAACAAGCCCAAACTCTACTAGAAAATGTGTGGTGAAAACGGCTTTTAAGGCATTGTTAGCATCAAAGATGATTAAACTATCGTCTTAAAGAAAAAACGGCTTAAAACGGCAAATACGGGCAAAATACGGCAAATCGGGAAAAATGCCGGAAAATATATGGAAAAATGCGGAAAAATGACGACTTTTGTGATATTTATTCATAAAAACTATTTACATTTTCTCTATTTTGTGATATAATTAAACTATAATAAACCAAACGAAAGGAAAAGTATGAGAATATCAATTTATCAACCAAACAATCCTATGTTTAGGATTAACCCAGACCAAAAACTTTACGACAAGAACAACTATCACAAAGTTTACGAGATGACCTTAACAAAAGAGCAAGAACAACAATCACACGAAGATGTAGATGTCTTACTCGATGAAATCTTTGAAATCTTCAACATCAACAGACCTGAAGATTTTAAGGGCCACTCACTTTCAGTAGAAGATATCGTAGAATTTGACGACGGGTATGTATCAATCTGTGATGCATTCGGTTGGAGAAAAATCAACTGGACTAAATAATAATTAACGGTGGGGAGAAATCCCCACCACCAAATCAAGGAGAAAAGTATGAACAACATTAACACATATCGAAAAGGACAACTCAAAAGCATCATCGAATATGCTACAAAGAGAAATCCTATCGAAATCAAAGACAAGTTCGGCGATAAGGATGTGAATAAGGCGATGGCAATCTTTAAGTCCATCAAGAAAACTGAAAAAGAAATGGATTCGGTAGTCTTAGCACAATCATCTGAAGAAGTATTTGCTAGGTTAGATTTAGAGATGATTTTTGGTATTTATGACCACAACAATCTAACTCTAAACCAAATGTATTTGCTACACAATTCTAAAATGGTGAATGCCATCACCCAACTAATTAAAGAAGGAGAAATATAATGAAATGTATTTGGTGTGGAAAAGAATTCACTTATCACAATCCGTGGCCACCGGAAGACCAAGATGACCACACTTGTGATGAATGCCAACTCAAAGAGTGGGAAGAATTAAGAACAGTTGGGTTGTAAAACTATTTACAATATCTCTAAAATGTGATATAATACAATTATTAAACCAAACGAAAGGAAAAGTATGAATCAACATAACGAAAACCCAATCCCAGATGAAGATATCTGGAAAACAATCGATGTTTGGGGAATCACCCAAATGACAGGCTATGTGCCAAAAACAACTTTTTGGGAAGACTTCTCAATCGCAGAAAAATTCGGTGAGAAAGAAGTTCGAGATTTATTCAAGAGAGCGATGAAGCATTGGTCTTTCGATAAGGTATATATCACCGAATTGGTGATGGTATTGAATTGGAAGATTTGGAGATACTACGAAGAAGATAAGAAGTTAGCAAAGTTATATGATGAACTTTGGAAAAAAGCAGATGAATGGTGTATGGAAAATCTAAAAGGTGAAGATTTGTCTTACTATCTTCAAACCACAGACTAGGAGAATGAGATGAAGCTAAGTATGATTCAGATTCAAGATAACAAAATATATGCCAAGTTCTCTGATGAGAAAAGAGCAGTAGTGTATGTGTTATTAAAATCATCGACTACTAACTACCCAAAACTAGAGCACATCTCTTATGAGAAAGAGTGGTATTGGGCAAGCGGGACAAATTATATTGGCTATAAGCACGCACCAAGATTTCGTAGCCTAAACACATTCACTCGTCAATTGGAAGAAATTCAAAGGGCATTGGATGATTCTAATTTTCATAAAGTAGATTTAAGGAGCAAACAATGAGAAAAGGATTTATCGCCTGCAATCTAACAACTTATGATGAAGGCATAGAGGTATTCGGAGTCTATTCAAATGAAAAGACAGCCGAACGACAATTAAGAAAAGTAGTAAGAAAACGCTTTGGTAGATGCCCAAGAGATGTTCTTAAAATCAACGAAATGCCAGAAATCTGTGGAGAAGAAGATTATGGGGATTCGTATGGAGTTATAGCATTTGTCGAGAACGATGGAGAAGAATATGAGTAAAAAGATTCAAACTACTTGGGGAAAGATATTTGAAAATAGCAATATGATTCTCTTTAACGAATACCCTAACATTATCAACGAACTAGGGAAGTATGAAGAACTAGACCAATTCTATACTTACAATGAAGAAGAAGGATTCGTAGATGATGTATACCAATGGTATATCGTAGAAGATGAAGAAAATTGGCTAGAGAGATTTTGTCCAGAAATCTATGAAGATTTACACTATTCAGACACTATTGGCCATTATATTCTAGCCGTAAAACATTTTGGAACGGGTTGGGATGCTGTGCCAGCAGAGATAGTGATTAAGGATGAAGATGTAGAAGGATTTTACGACTTCTATAAGAAAATCTATCACGATGACTTGCCTGATTGGGTAAAAGAAATGGTATTGAATGAAAAGCCAAAGAAAGGAGAAAAATAATATGGCTGACAAAAATACTAATAATGAATGCACCTGTGGTATTCTATCTATCGTATTGGGTGTTATAGGTTGGATTTTTCTAGGAATCATCTTTGAGCCAGCAGGATTGATTTTAGCAATCTATGGCTTGAACAAAGAAACCAACAAAATCCCATCTATTATTGGTCTAGTAATAAGTGGTGTAGGTCTTATTGCTATGATTATGTTTATGATAACGGCATCTGCTGTTATAACAAGGGGATTCTAATGGAAAAATTAAACCCTAATGAACAATATACTTGGGAACTAGAAACCACCAAAGGACTAGACTACCTTGTATTATACGGAGATGAAAATGTAGAAGAAATGTTTGAATTGTATAAGAATGATGAAGCAGGTGAACATTTGAAAAATGCTAAACTAATATCTTATAGGAGAATTAACTAATGAAAGAGTTCAAAAGTTGGAAAGATATTAAGGATTGGGCTGAAGAAAATGGCTTCAAACACCTACCAACAAGACTACAAGCAAATAATGATTATTGGATGAGTTCTGGTGAATTCGGTAGAAGCCAAGTAGCAATCTGTGATGCTTTAAGATTCGCAGATAGTGAAGAAGATAGATTGGAGATTGCTAAAACTATTGAGAAAGAATTAAGTGGAGAATTGGTAGACCAAATCTTAGCAGATATCGAGAATGAGGAGAATTATGAGAAAATCTAGTTTAGAAGTCACAGACGAAACAAGAAAATGCTTTATGGCTCATATTAAGAGAATTGGTGAAGTATTGGTAGATATGAAATCAATGAAGAAAAGAGAAGCAAAGAAAATCTATGAAGCCTTTAAGAAAACTATTCAACCAGATGATGATTTGACTTTTCAAATCAGAACTATTATGCGACAACCTACTTTAGAGCAGATGTTTGTGATAAGTTTAGAATCAATTGCCAAAAGCACACCAGAACAAATGGAGCAAGCACAGGAGATATCAAAAGTCCCAGATGATGTGGTATTAAGTGCTGTGATTGAATCAAGAAAAATCCTAAAGATTTATGAGAAAATAAAAAAAGAAAGGAGTAAGGAGTAGATAGAGTTTTATTTGGGTGGTGTATATTAAAAATATGGCGAGATGGTGAAAATGAAATCACAGGGTGTTCTTTGTATATCTCTAAACAGGATTTGGACAATGATTTTAGCCGCAATTAAAATCTTTATTCATCTTCACAATTAAACTAGGTCTAGCCGTTTCTCATACTTTCGGTCTAGGCATAATATCCTTGAAAACACTTATATAGCTCAGTTGTAGGTTAGAATCCTACTCTCGCCACCTCATTTATTCTTGCAAAGATAGGCCTTGTTATAGTTGTTCTTAGGCCTATTTTTGTGGTATAATAAAAGTGCGTAGATTAAGACTTTGCTTTAACGGCAAGGTCTTTTTTTGTGGTATAATTAAAAGGTAGTCAATTTTTTCTATTTTATGGCTACGATTCTATCGGAGAAAAGACTACCTATGATTGGTAGTTTTTTCATATATGTTATAATGAAGAAAAAGGAACGAAAGACTATGGCTAATGAGCAAAATCTAATACCACAGGCACACACCTTAAGCGTAGAAGAAGCGTCGAGGGGTGGCAAGGCATCTGGTGAATCAAGAAGAAAAATGAAAAACCTAAAAATGTGTTTAGAATACCTAGCACAGAAACCAGTGACTAATGAAAGAATCAAAAAGGCTATGAGCGAATTTGGCATCCCAGAAGATGAGATGACAATAGAGATGGCTGGTGCTTTGAAGATTGCTGCCGGATTTATGAGTGGCGACCACAGAGCAGTTCAAGAATATATGAAAGGCACTGGGCAAGAGATTATCAAGAATGTGAATGAGAATCATAATATAGAATATAAGCCTTTGGTAGATTTAACAAAGAGAAAGAAAAATGGACAAGAATAAGGTAAGTCTTATCATAACTGTCTATAATAAAAAGCCTTTTTTGAAGCGTTGTTTAGATAGTGTGGCAAGGCAAACAGAGAAAGAAGCACAGATTATTATAGTAGATGATGGGAGTGATGATGGTAGTGAAAAGATATGTGATGAATATGGGAAGAAAAACCATTGGGAAGTTTATCACCTAGAAAAGAATAGTGGAGTAAGTGTTGCTAGAAACTATGGAATGAGTAAGGCGAAGAATGATTTTATTGCCTTTTTAGATGCTGATGATGCTTTAACTGATGATGCTTTAGATGTTATGACTAGAATATCTCGCCACGACTTTAACATATATCAATTCGGACAATACAGATGTAGTAATGGTGGAGAAAGAAAGGATTTGATTAAGAAAGGCTTTTTCGAGCCGTATGAGTTGCCTAAAAGATGGGCGATGGTATGGAATAAACTCTATAAGAGAAGTTTTCTGAACAAACATAAGATTAAGTTCATCGAAGGAATGCAATTCGGCGAAGATGAAATGTTCAATGTAAGAGCAATCTTGGCTAATGGTGGATTATATCACGCACCACAGACTTTGATTCTACACTACTTCGATGATACGGAAAGTCTATGTAGGGGAGAACTAGACCTAGAAAGACTTAAAGGATTGATTGAAGAATTAAAGAAGTTGGCTAAAAAGACTACCGATGAGAAGAAGAAAGAATGGATTGAGTGGAAAATTAAAAAACACCAAGAATCTGACTTATTTAGAAGATTTGGGTATAGGAGAGAAAAGACTGGGAAATATGATATTGTGTATTTTGTAAAACAATGTGATAGGAATGAAGAATTGAGATACTCTTTAAGGAGTGTAGAGAAAAATTGGCAATATAATGATGTGTGGATTTATGGTGGGTGTCCTATTGGAATTAAACCAGACCACCATATTGCTTTACGGCAAAGAGAATTGAGTAAGTGGGAACGAGTAAGGGGTATGTTATACCAAGCGTGCTTGAATGATGATATCACAGAAGATTTTTGGCTATTTAACGATGACTTTTTCATTATGAAACCAATTAAAGAAACTATGCCACCACAATACAACAAGACCTTACAAGAGAGAATTGAGAAACAAGAAAATAAACACGGTGGGCCAACTGAGTATTCTAGGAGATTAAGGCATCTAGTAAAGACTTTGGAAAAAGCCGGTAAAGGATTTTTAGATTATTCTGTGCATAAGCCAATTCTGATTAACAGGAAAAAGATGCTTGAAGTGATGGAAAAATACCCAGATGAGCCTATGAGTAGGGCGCTATACGGCAACTATTGGGAGATAGGTGGTGTATCTAAACACGATATGAAGATTCAAATAACTAATTGGAAGAATGAACAAATGGCATTTATGACTTGGGAATTCTTATCTACATCTGATGAATCATTTGAAAAAGGCAAGATTGGCAAATATATTCGTGGTAAGTTTGACGAAAAAAGCAGATTTGAAGTATGATGAAGTTAGAGCGAAGTTCAAGTAGTATTGAGGTTCGCAGTTCTCATACTCGCTTCGCTCTTTGGAGAATAATATGGCAATCACTACTGGACTATTGAAAATCAAAGATGCGATATGCGAGCCTACTTTCTATAAGGTGATTCAAGGTGGTGCTTCGGCATCTAAAACCTTTTCTATTATGACTATTCTCATTGGCTATGCCGAATCCTACCCTAATTCTCTTATCACAGTTGCTGGTATGACCTACAACCATCTTGCCACAGGCACAATGCGTGATTTTAAGAAGATTATGGAAGAAACAAATAGGTGGAACAATGAATCGTTTAACAAATCATCTAAAATCTATTCATTTGACAATGGCTCTCAACTAGAGTTTTTGTCAACTGATAATATGTCATCTCGTGGGCCTAGGCGTGATGTGTTATTCGTAAACGAGGCTAACGGTATTGATTTTGAAACCTTTGACCAACTCGCAACTAGAACTCGTGATTTTGTTATTTTGGACTATAACCCATCTGCGAAGTTTTGGGCACACGAAGAATTGGTGGAAAAGATGCCAGATAAGACGACTTTTCTTACTTTAACTTATTTAGATAATGAAGCATTGAGTAAACAGGAACGAGAAAACATTGAAAGGCGAAAGCCTAAAGACGGAGAAGAGCCATCAAATTGGTGGATTGTATATGGTCTAGGACAAATAGGCTCTCTCGAAGGCAATATCTATCAAGGATGGGAAGAAATGGATGAGAAGTATATTCGTAAAGGAAAACTTGTTCGTTATGGATTGGACTTTGGCTTTTCTAATGATGAAACGGCTATGGTGTCTATTTACGAGATGGAAGATGGTAGATTTGGAATTGTAGAAGAAGTATATCAAAAGAAGTTGCTTGGCTCTCAATATGGCGATACTCTACGAGAACATAATATAGATGCTAATGTATTGATAGTCGCAGATAGTGCAAGACCAGAGATTATTGCCGAGATAAGAGCGAACGGATTTAGAATAGTTGGTGCCGATAAGAATGCTGGAAGTGTGAAGCGTGGCATTGACCGAGTAAGCCAAAAACAAATTGTATATAGTGGAATACATTTGAAGAAAGAATATCTAGCCTATGCGTGGAGAAAGAAAAGGAGTGGTGAGATATTGGATGAGCCTGAAGATGGTAATGACCACTTAATGGATGCTTTACGCTACGCAATAGACGATTTAAGCAAGAAGCGAATTGAGTTTTAGCCTATTTTGTGCTATTCTAAAACCAAATAGCATTAAAAAAGGAGCAAAGAGCGATGCTACACTTCAACGGCCTAGAGCCTATCGACTTCAAAGGGAAGTTATACGAGCCAAAAATGGATGCCGAAAAGAAGTTGCGTTTGATGAACGCATCTTATGAAACGGCAGAAAAATCTATCGAAGCAGATGATATTCTTGTATCTTGCTTTGAAGAACAAGAAGCCAAAGACTTCATCAAAACCAAATTAAGTGTCGATGACAAAATCGTCCTTAAAACCTATCTTACAGGTGGAGAAACAGGGCTAAATAGACTATCACAAGCAACTGATGGTGCTATTGAAAAATACATCACCAGAGCATTGGAGAACGCAGATGGAAACTTCTAGTGAAATCAAATGCGTCTTTCAAGATTGTCCTTTATGTGGCAATCGTGGGAAGTTATTGAAGAAAGTTATAGAAACTGAAGGACTAAAAGTAAGAAAAGTAAGTTTTGCTTCTGAAGAAGGTAGAGAACTAATTCACGAAGCAGTTATGGAACACGGCATCGGAAGATTGCCGTTCTTTACTGATGGGAAGAAATTCAGTTTAGATATCAGAGATTTTGTGGAAAAACCACAAGAAACCATTAAAACGACTGCGAAGAAAACTAAAAGAACTCGTAAGAGTAAGAAAGGAGAAAGTGAATGAGCATTTTCGATAGATTCAGAGATGCGAATCGCAAAAGAAAATCTCGTGACTTCGCAAGAGAACTATCTAACCAATTCTTATTAAGCCCACTCTGTTCGGACTATGAAAATATGTTCGCACAGGTAAGACCACTCATTGATGAAATGAAGATGGTGATGCCTTATGGCGTGACGGAGCGTGGAGCAAAATTGCCTATTGTTAGAACACCAGAACTTGCTTGGCTAAACAACCCTAATGATGAAATGGGTTGGGCTGAATTTGCTGATTTGATGTTCGCTACTTGGCTAACTGAAGATGAGCTAGATATTCACGCTTGGAAGAACAATCGTGGCAAAATTATCGGTTATACTGTATTGCCACCAGAGTCTAGGATTTATCTTGGCTATGGAAAATGGGAATGGCAAGTATATACGACTAATGGATTGGAAGTATTGACCGAAGATGAAGTAATGAGATTGAGATTTAGCCGAAGTCCTAGAAACGCACAAAAAGGTGTATCACCTGCTTCTTCTGCTAGAGTATGGGCACAAATTGATGACCTTATCTCTCAATATCAAAGAGCCTACTTTGAAAATGGAGCAATCCCAGCGACTATAACTTTTATCACAGCATCAACACAAGAAAAATATGAAGCAGCCCGTAAGGAATTGGAGAACAACCTTAAAGGTGCTAACAACCACAATAAAACCGTGTTTGCTTGGCGACAATTTGATAATGATACAGGAACTAGCGTAGACCAAGTAGAAGTAAAGACTATTCAAGGTAATAACTCTACACTCGCTATCAAAGACATCGTATCTATTATTAACGATAGATTAAACAAAGCCATTGGTGTATCTAACTTTATTTTAGGTGATGATTCTAGTGCGAAGTATGACAACGCAGAATTATCAGACCACCAATTTACAAAGCGTCGTGTATACCCTGCTCTTGTAAGTTTTTGGAATCAATTTACGCACGAACTTGACCGTATAACAGGTGGTCTTGGCTATGGCATCAGTTTTGACCTAGAAATCCCAGAACTAACTGAAAGGCAAAAAGTAAAAGCCGAAATTGGACAAAAACGCACAGAAACTCTCATCAACCTTATAAGTGCAGGTGCTACGGCAGATGATGCTATTAAAGCCCTAGAACTAGGTGATGAATGGATTGATGTTGCTAGGTCTATTGCTAATAAAGGCCAAGAAGGTGGGTTAGAAGAACCGATACCTATTGACTATCAAGCACCAAAGGCTATTGAAGCAACCATTGACGGAGCAGTAGAAATTGAAAAAAAAGAACAAGTGGCAGATGTAATTCACGGCCATAATTGCACCTGCCACCACTCACTAGATGCTTTGCCAGAGATGACCGAACCCGAGCGTGAGATTTATGGTATGCTCGTAGAACTTGCAAAGGCAATGATGGAACTAGATGAAAAAGAAGTGACTATTGAAAATGTCATTGAGAAAATGACAGAAGTTCTACAACAGTCTGCTTTAGATGGAGAAATGGATGGTGCTGAAGCATTAAAGATGCTATCTGATGATGAAGTAGCATCAGAGATTGTGAAAGACATCAGTAAAGGCGAAGTATATGTAAGTAAAAGTTTGAATGAGAGAATAAGTGAAAGAGTAAAGATGCTTGTTCAAGGCTATGCTGATTATACGCAAGAAATCATCAATGAAACTCTAAATGCCAATGTAGGTATGACGGCAAATGAAATTGCTGAAAAATTATCAGAAGTTATGCCTAGAAGTAGAGCCGAGATGATTGCTAGAAACGAAACTGTGTATGCCATTAAAAGTGGTAGGCTAGAACAAGATGAAATCCTAGCAAATCGCTACGGATTAAGCGTAAAATTGGTATGGAGAACATCTGGTGATTCTCTAGTATGCCCAGTATGTGCTTCTATGGCCGGTGAAACGGTAGATTTAGGTGATGCCTTTAACAATATTATAAGAACATCAGATGATGAAATAATGAGTTGGGAACGAAGTGCGTGGAATGATGATGGGAAAATCCCAGATGCCCACGTAAACTGCCGTTGCTACTTTGATGAGGTGCTAGTATGAGTGCGATAAAGATAAGATGCCCTAAATGTGGGTGGGTATTGGGCGATACTGAAAAGAGCATTGATTGTGTAATTAACTGCCCGAAATGTAATGCCGTAAAGGTAAAAATGAAAGTAGCAACATTTGAAGATTATAATAAACTAATAAGAAAGGAATCAAATGACAAATCCTAATGATGCCATTGGCACTAATGCTGCCTATGGTGGTAGAACATCAACAAATGCCTTTAACGATGTAATGGCTACCCTATCTCGTGGTGTCTTATCGGGTTGGGCTTGTGTGCCTAATACTGGTATGACCGTAAGTCTTGGTGGTGATGGGAATAATAGAGATGTAGCAATTGCTGAAGATAACGCAGGCAACAAAACTTCTATTAACAATATCTCTGAATCACCAGTAGATGTGACGATGAGTGCTGCACCTGCATCTAATACTCGTATAGATGTAATTGTTGCTTATGTAGACAACCCAGCAACCGGAAACTCTAGCGAAGCAGATAACCCAGATGCTTGTGGTCTTATTGCCGTAAACGGAACTCCATCTGCGACTCCTGTTGCTCCTAATGAAAGTGCTATACGAACCGCTATCACAGCCGATGGTGCTTCTGGAACTACTGCTTATTATGTAATTCTTGCCTATATCACAATCCCATCTGGAACAACTGACATCACTAATACCAATATACAAGCAGGTGCTTCTTCAACCATATCGAATATCGCTTCTAATTCTATTGATACTGCGAATCTTAAAGATAGTTCGGTGACTACAAATAAAGTGGCTGATGGAGCGATAACTTCGCAGAAGATTGATTTTACGACTTTTAGCCCTACGGTGATAGTGAATAGTTATCTCTCCTCATTGCAATCAACCACTAGCACCTCTGGTGTCAATGTAAAACAAACCGCTGATGGAACGGATTTAGGAAATATACCTTTGACTTTAATAAAAACATCGAGTGTTTTTGTGGCAGCCACATTCCCACTATCGACAAGCGCTAGTAATGCAAGTGTAGATTTGTATATAGATGATGTTTTAGCCAAAGAAATTCTAACAAACAATGAAACTGCATCTCACTCTACTACTGGCTTTTTGAGAATAAATAGTCTATCTGCTGGTTCTCATAAGTTTACATTTAAATTAAGGGCGAACACTAACCAGACCGCTTATATTGGCTCTTATAGAACAATCTCAGTAGCAATAATGCCTATACCTAACTAAATGCTGGCCTCACGAAAAACATCATAAAAACCTAATTATGGTATAATATCAGTAGGACCTAGAGAACAGTTCTGTTGGCACTTAAAAATGTTCTCGACTACCGAAAGTCTTATCGGGGCTTCCCGACTAGACGGACGGTAGTTTTTTGTGCTATGATGAAATTAAGTGAAAGAACGAAAGGAGAAATAATGAAACTTAAGAAAAAAACAACAAGGCAACTCTCGATAGCCGTTGCTATTCTATCGTTTGGTGCTTTTATTATTCAAGGTCTTGGACCTACTTGGGGATTTGAAGAAGTAAGCAAACAAATCACACAAACAATCTTACTATTCGTAGGTGGCATCAACATTTACTTCGGTGGTGTATCTAGCCAAAAGAATATAAGCGATAAGGAGAAAGATGATGAACAATCTTAAAAAGTTTATTGCTGACCATATTGCTTGGTGGGTAGTTTTAGGAGTAGCAATAGTAATAACTGGCTTCTTGATTTTCGGTGTAAAATCTGAAAATGGCTACATCACACTAAATGGCAAAGATGCCACTATCGAACCATATACGGAGAAATTCATAGAAGATTCTAATGAAGCCTTGAACCGTATAATGAACGAAGATAAACCTACTGATGAAGCCACCATATCTGTCTTTGAAAATGGTGGCGATTTGGTAGGGTTGGGTGGACAAACAATCAACACCGTCATTGGGAGAAGATTGCCAGATGGTGATAATGACAACGGCAAGGGTTGGCAGTGTTCTAAATATACAGCCTATTTAGCAACTGGTCGTAGGGAGTATTCATCGGCTCACCCAGACTATGGCCCTGTAAATGGCAAAGACATCGCTTCTTGGCTAGTAAAGAACTTCGGTTGGAAGTATATCTCTACACCAGTCGAGGGTGCTATTGGCTCTGGTGGATTTAACACCCAATACGGACATACGGCTATGTATCTCTATTCTACTGGAGCTAATACTGCGATGGTAAATGATGCTAACTGGACACCACTTAAAGTATCAACTCATAATATGAATATCTCTGGCTGGGTATGGGTAGTGCCGGGTGATTATAACCCACAACCAACTCCTACCCCTACACCAACCCCTACACCTATATCAAATTGTAATTCTTATTATGTAAAAAAAGGTGACACTATGAGTGGGATTATGAAAGAATGCGAAGGGAGTGTAGATTGGAGTAGAATGAATGAATATGCTGATTCGTATGTATCATCTAAAACCGGCTATACGGTGTTCTACGGTTGGAATCACGGCACAGGTGTTGGATTATATGCTGGTGATATAATAAACAAAAAATAATACGGTTATACATTGACATCTTTTCAAAGTTGTAGAAATATGCTAGTATGAAAGTATGAAATTCTATGACGCTACTGTATTAAAGGATTCTAAAAGTTCTGAGGAGCGTAGATTTAGAAACATTCTTGCTAACTCTGGACAAATTATGGAATCGGGTGAAATCCGTGACCTAGAGAACCTTTATGTAATGGGGCGAGATGGTGTGCCTATCGCCATTCGAACTTTGAATACTAACCCTGATGAACAAACCGAAGAATACTCTGTAAAGGCACAAGCCGACCACGGTGCTGTTGTAGATGGTGAACTTATTGACACCATTGAAAAACAATTCGGCTCTTGTAAAGTATGGATTGAAGAAGATGGGCTACACGCTCGTATGTTCTTCGCCAATGACGATGCTTTAGCAGACCACGCTTGGGCCATCTCTGAAGATGCTTCCTACTCGACCGGAATCGATTGGTTCCCAGATGGCTATTATGGAGTTGGACTAAATATTGAAGAACCGATTGGGATTTTGCGGGAAATCTCAATGGTATTAACCGGAAACGACCCGCGTGCTAAAACTATCGACCATAAAGATTCTGATGCGGTAAGGGCTATGGGTAGCGAAGCCACAGAAGATGACGATGGTAAAAATAATACTAATGATTTAGGAGAAAGTGAAATGCCTGAAATCGAAAACAAACTCGCTGACGAGTTGGTAGAAAAGGTAGAAGAAGTAGTTGAAACTGCTGAAGCTACCGAAGCCGCAGAGCCAGTCGAAGCAGTTGCTGAAACTAAAGACTCTGTTGTTCATAATATCAACATTAACTTCCGTGACCGTGCTGTAAAGCAGGAAACTCCTGCCGTATCAAAAGATGCAAAAGCAGAAGCAAAAGCTCATCGCTATGAAGCAATCCGCACCGCTCTTAAGGATTCTAACTACAAGTTCGATGCTAGATTCAATTCTACTTTTGACTCACTTATGGCAAAAACCAAAGATGGCATCTCTGGTCTTGGCAATCCACTAAACATCACCAATATGTTTACTGATGCTATGGAACACGCAGATGGCATCCTTAACTACATCTATCACATTGGTGGCACTAATGGTCGTGGCTTAAGAAACAATGCCCTTGCTGGCACTGCTGATTATGGCAACGAAGCACAAGGCCACAAAAAAGGTGATACTAAAGTTGATGAAACTCTCACCAACACCATTCGTATCGCTTATGACAAGATGGTCTATAAGAAACTATCTCTCGATGCTATGGAAATCTACAACAACCCAGAATTGTTAGACTTCCGTGCTCGTGAACTCTTTGACCAAATCATTCTCTCAATCGAGCGTGCTATCTTCATCGGTGATGGTCGTTCTTCTGGAACTCCAGACCTTCGTATGTTCGATTCTGGAACTGGAACTGGTCTATACCCAATCGCAAGCGACTGTGCTGCTGGCTCTGGCTACGGCGCTCTCGTAGCATCTACTTACACTGTAAATGCTGGCGACAACCTTTATGATGGTGTAGTTGGTGCTCGCCAATTCATCAGAAGTGAAGGCGAACAAATCCTCGTTGTAAAGCCATCAGTCATCACTGGTGCCTTCCAAGCAAAAGTTGGCAACCGTTATCTCATTGAGCCGGGTGCAACTGCTGAAGACATCTTCCGTGTTGCTCGTGTATTTAGCCCACTATGGATGGAATATGCTGATGATGACGCATATCTCCTTGTCCGTAATGGCTACACCACTACTGGTGAGCGCTCACCTCGTGTATACCCATTCTTCGATGTGACTACTAACGAGAACATTCTCTTGAACGAGATGCCAATCGGTGGCACCCTAACCAAGTATAAATCTGCTTGTGCCATCAAAGGTTTGAGCGAATCAGAGAGCTAATTTAAGGAGATACGAAAATGACGCAAGATGACTATAAGTTATTTACTGGGCAATCCGTAAGCTGTTATTCAGACCAAGATTGGAAAGTCGTGGTAGATATTGCTAAATCTCGTCTTGCGTCTTTTCTCTGCCTTGAAACCTTCCCAGAGTTAGATGAAACAAACAAGGATTTAGCGATGCTACTTGCGAACTTCATCTGCACTTCTCTGAAACTACAAGGCACTCCAGACACTATCGAATCGAAAAGTGTCCGAAACTTTACAATCAACTTTAAGAGTAGTGCCACCAACGCTTTTGAGCAACTCTACAAAGTCTATGAAGATATAATAGAAAAATATAGTAATTGTGGAACAGAAATCAAAGTGGAAAGGTCGGCTTGCCATTGTTGTAGGTATAATAATGGATTTATCAATTTTTGACGCATTTTCTAATGCTATCATATCTGGTATATGGCAACTAGGAACTTGCCAACACGGAACTCTTATCGGCAACCAATTCAATGTAATTGCTGACATAGATGTTGTCGTAGATGAAGGCAATTCTTCTGCTATTAACAATACACCAGAAAACTTGAGGTCCGATTTACTTATTTACGCAATGCCTTGCCAATTCCCAACTTGGGACACCAATAAACTCGTTTCGAACTATATGCTATATAACAAGACCGAAGATGCCTATTATATGATTGTAGATGCCGGTTTGGGTAAAAACCAACACACGGGTAAGCTAGAGCATATCGAATTGAAAGTGGTGCAGACAGAGATTGCCGATGGCCAATAATGGTGTAAGTGTAAGTCTAGGAAAGATTCATTGGAATCAACCTGCTTTAACGGCCATTAACAGACACACACTCGAAGGATTATTTAGACTAGGCTTTGATATAGCATCACAGGCTAGAAAAAATGCTCCTTATGTGACTGGTGCTTTGCGTTCGACAATCCGTGTTCAAGAAACTGCTGATGCAGATACACTCGAAGTAAGAGCAGGTGGAACTTATGGTGGTAAGGTCGTAAACTATGCGTGGAAGCGTGAGCAAGGTCCTAACCGAAATCCTGCGACTGAACACTATATGGAAAATGCCCAAAAGCAAATAATGACAGGCAACTACATAAAAAAGTATTTTGGAGATATAGTTTAGATGATAACACTAGCACTAATAAGACAAATGGAAGAAGATGGTGTTGCTGATTTACAAATCGACAGCAACTTATTTTGGGAACAAGCACCACTTCAGAAAGATGGACAACCTGCTTCTGGTGTTTGGCTAGTGACTAGGGGTGGCAATGCATCTAACTCGCCTAAAGGCCTAAATCTTCATTCTACGGTAGATTTTTATGTAGCATTGGCTAATAAACCAAAGACTGAAGCCGTCCACCAAGAAATCCTTGAGTGGCTAATTATGAATCCTTGCTTCTGTGAATTGTCCGGAAGCGTTGGTGGCACTACTTATTCGTATAGCAATGTTCGAGTTCGCCCTACGACTACCCCACAGAACATTGTCGTCACGGAGAACAATTTGGTAGTAAAGATTGCGAGTGCTGAAATAATTTACGATATTAACAAATAAAGAAAGGAAGAACAATGGCTGTTCAAAATATCACACAACTTCGCCGTATCGTATTCCGTAAATGGGATGCTAGTGATAACTCGTGGAGTGTGTTTACATTTGAGCCTGATGACCTCGGACAAGACACCGTTATGAGCATCAATGTTGCACCTAGAAAGCGAACTCGTGCGTCATCTCTTGGTAGCACAGAAACTGCCATCTCTGGCACATTCGATACGCTATCTGGCTCTATCACCTTCCTAATGGACACCTTCAAAAACTTAGGCCAAGCAATTCAGAAATGGACTGCTTCTACCTATGCAGGTGCCGACGCTAATGCTGGGCAAATCGTCTGGGATGGCACTGATATCTGTGCCGAAGGCGATTATATGTCCGTAGTAGCACAAGGTCTTTGTGATGATGGCTCTGCCGTAGATATGGAACTCACTCGTTGTGTGCCTAGCGTAGATGACGATATTGAGATTGGCACTGGTGATACACCAACAATCACCCTAAACCTTAACCCAATCATCTACAACCCATCTCTACACGCTTCAGATGGCTACCCACAATACTCTGCTCGCCTCGGTGAGTATGATACAACTACCAAAAAGCGCCTCAATACCACTTCTGGTGCTTATGAAACTGTATCTGAGTCCTAAGGAGAGTTAGAATGACGGTGCCTGAATTAACACTACAAAATGTGAGAGAAACCGCAAAGGTGAAATCTTTTCGGGCATCGGATTTTCTAACTGAAGAACAGGTAGAAGAAGTAAAGACTTCTAACATTAAAGGCAAAAAATCATCTGGCTATAATATAATTGATGCTTATATCGCAGAAATTATTGCTAGATTTGGCTACGAAACCTATTTGGCGTGGAATCGTGGCGAGATAAGTGAGCAATATATGGCTAGATATATCGAAGCTGAAAGAGAAAGAGAAAGTAAGAGAGATTTAAAGATGATGAGTTTGATAGTCGCTTCTGTCGCAGGTGCTAACCACCCACAAAAAGGTGGGCATCTACCGAAATCTCTTAAAAATGCTATTAAACTTGTGAAAGCCGAGCAAAAAAGTTTGAAAGGAGCTAAATAATGGCAACTGAAGTTGGTGAAGCAATTATTAAGTTGAGTTTTGATGGCTCTAGCGTAAAGGCTTCCTTACAAAAATCAGAGTCCGAAATCACTAACACAGGCACAAAATCTGGAACTGCGTGGGGTAATGCTTGGAGTGTAGCTGCCGGCTCGCTCGTTGCTAAAGGAATCTCTAAAATTGCTAATACTATCTCTAGCAATCTCGATAGGGCTATTAAGCGTGTAGATACAATTAACAACTTCCCTAAAGTTATGACTGCTCTAGGCTATTCATCAGAAGAAGCATCTGATTCTATTAACGAAATCTCTAAAGCAATAGATGGACTCCCAACTGCTCTTGATACTGCCGTAGGTGATATTCAGAAGTTAGCAGCAACAATGGGGAATCTTAACAAAGGAACAGTAAACGCTACAAAAGTAGGCATCGCCTTAAACAATATGTTCTTGGCAGGTGGTAAAGGCACAGAATATGCTTCTAGGGCTATGGAACAATACAACCAAATGCTTGGTGCTGGTAGAGTAGATATGCAGAGTTGGAGAAGTATGCTAGATGCTGCTCCGGGCCAATTAACGCAACTTGCTAAAACCTTACTAGGAACAAAAGCCAATGCTATGGATTTGTATAAGGCTTTACAAGATGGAACGGTGACTTTTGACCAATTAAACCAGACTATCATCAAATTAAACCAAAATGGTGGTGACGGATTTTCTTCATTTGAAGAACAAGCAAGAGCAGCGACAGGTGGTATAGGGACTGCTTTAGAAAACCTACAAACTCGTGTAGCAAAAGCGATTGCCAAAGTCATAGACCACCTAGATGCTGAAAAGATTGCTAATATAATAAACGAAATCTCATCTGGCTTCTCTGGTGTTGCTGATGTAGTTATTAACATCATCGACTTCCTAATTCAAAACCAATGGATTCTTGATATTATAACTGCTTTCTTTACTGGGCTTCTAGCGATGGGAATAGCAACCAAAATACAAGGACTATTTACTATGCTAACGGCATTTGCTACCCAAAACCCCGTAATTCTAGCCATTGGTGCGATTGTAGCAGGATTTACGCTTATTATGACTAACCTTGATACTATTGGACAATTCTTCCAAAATGTATTTGGTGCTATCGGTGATTTTGTAGGTGGTGTATGGAACGGAATAATGAGTGGTGCTCAAGCCGTATGGAACTTCATCACAGGAATATTCGGAAACCTAGCAAACTTCTTTGGCTCAATCTTCGGTGCTGCTTGGGAAGCCGTAAAGAATGTCTTTTCTACTGGTGGTAGAATCTTTATGGGCATCGTAGATGGCATCGTAAACGCATTTAAGGCTATCGTAAACACTATCATCAAAGGTATTAACTTCGTTGTAGCAATCCCATTTAACGCAATCAACGGTTTCTTGAGCTTCTTGCGTGGAATCAATATTCTAGGCTTTCAACCATTTACTTGGGTGCAAAACATTGGTGTGCCACAAATCCCATATCTCGCAGAAGGTGGCTATGCTAGTGGAACAACTCCTGCCGTCATTGGTGAAAATGGTAAGGAAGTAGTGTTGCCACTTGAAAATAATACAGACAACTGGGCTGGTCTTTTAGCATCCGTATTAACCGAACAGATGGAAGAAGAAAGTGAAAGTGGAAGAACAATCAATGTATATATGAACAACAACATCAACAACAAGTTGGATGCTGAAGAAATTGGTAGTATAATGATGCAAAGCATCAGAAGGGCTTCATAATGAATCTATCAGATATAGAAACCAAAACTTATATTCTAGCACTATTCATTCGTGATGATGGCGAGCGTTTTCTACTAGGCTCTGGTGCGTATGAATTTAAGAAAGACCAAGAACATTTTGTAGCCAATACCTACTACAATGATATAGTAGAAGTTCAAGGCAACGATGGTGTTTTCTTGGCTGGACAAGTTAGACGACCACAGACACAAACTTTTGAAGGCTATATAGGTGATTCTTCAGTAGCAAAAACTGATGTAGAAACTTATCGTAAAGCATTTATCGCTTTCTTTAGGAAGAACTACTATTATAAGGTCGTATATATCTTTCAAGATGGCACAGCAATCCAGAGAAGAAAAGGATTTATCGTCAATGCTCCTGAAGTAAAAGAACTCTACCAACTATTCCCAGAGTATTCGGTAGGATTAAGTTTTGAAGATATTAACTACTACAATTATGCAGAAGATAGTGGTGGTGAAGAAATCTATGGAAAATCTGCGACAATAAACCTATCATCTGGTGGAACAAATGGTGGTCTTATTTGGGATGCCGTAGGTGTTGTATGGGATGCCGTAGGTGCTACTTGGGAAGATTCATCATCTGGTGGACCAACAACCGTGACCGTTGATTCTATTGATAGAGTCTACCCAGTATGGGTAGTCATTGGCCCGGCACAAAATCCACAACTTACTAACTTAACAACCGGCATCGCTTTAACTTATACAGGAAATGTGACGGTTGGAAGCACACTCGAAATCGATATGTTTAACAAAACGGCTAAACTAAACGGAACGAGTGTGGTGGGGAATGTAGGTGGAGAATGGATGTATTTTGACTCTGGCAATAACCGTGTGACTTATACTGCTGTGAATAATGATGCCAACCCATCAACAATTCAATGGAATGAGGTAGTAGGATGATAGATGTGCCAATTTACGAAGTCAATCTATATCTAAATGGAACTCTTATTGGCGACTGCCGTCCTATTGCCGAGAATCTAAATTATGCCCGTAGCCGAACTAAGTTAGGTGCTGATTCTATCGACTTTACTATTAATGATAAGTTATTTGATGAATGGTGTAGAAATCGTAATACTACTATCAACCAAATGCTAAAACCTATTGCTTTAGAGTGCCGTTTGACTAGGGATGGAATAGCCGTTGTTGGTGGATTTTTAGCAACTATGCCTGCTTATCAACCATTAAACGCATCGGCTGATTTAACACTACATTTTGATGGCTTTCTAAACCTTTTAGGTGGTGTATATATTCGTGATACTATGACAAATCTTCCACTAGGAACTATCACGGGAAGTGCCGGGAGCCTAGTATCACAGATGATTATGCTCGCAGAAAATATCTCATCAGACGCAGGAAAAGCCTACGGATTTTCGGCTGGGAATGTAGATGCTATGACTTCTATCACCCACACTTTCGATAACTACAAGACCGTAAAAGACTGGATTTGTGACCGTTGTGATAACACATCTGGAGCAGGGCCATTTGATGTTTACTTTGATGCTGATAAAACCTACAACATCTACGCAGATGCTAACTTTGGCGATGTTATAACAGATTGGGTTGCTTACTACCCTACACTTCTAAACAATACTTCTGCTACTTCTATCTCTGCTAGTGAAGTAGGTGGATTTGCTAGTGCGATTATTGGTATTGGCTCTGGAGAAATCTCGGCAAATCCAGATGAAAATACGGCTTTATATGAATTCGTATCAGATATCACTAAAATTGCAGATTATGGCTACTACGAAAACCTATATCAACAATCATCTATCTCTACATCTGCCGTAATGGTAAGAAATATCACAGCGAAACTCAATAATACGGCAAACCCTATTTGGCAACCAGAAATCACTTTACACGGACGACAAGTAGCACCTAAACCAACTGGCTCTAATAAGATTTGGGTAGGTGATACGATAACTATTAACAATAGTGTAGATTTGACTGGTATGACTAATGGACAATTCAGAGTAAACCAATTAAAAGTTGCCATTTCGGCTACTGGTGATGAAACCATCTCACCAGTCTTGGAGAGAGTGAATGTATAATGGCGAGTATGAATTTGACAATATGCTCACCGATATGGAGCGAGAAGTCCTAGAACTTAAAACGGCTCATCAAAGGCCACTAGGTGCTCTTAACTTTTTCTCTGCTGAAGATACCTTTACGATTAACTTGAACTATTCTTATGGAATCTACTACCGAGAATTCTATATTGTTGTGAAAATCGCAACACCTATTGCTACGCCACCTATTGTCCAGACTGGGTGGAATACACCACCTAACTTCTTCTTGACTGAGCTGATAGACACATCAATAAGTGCTGATTATACTACTTGGACTTACAAACTTGATTTGCTATCTGAAAACCAATCGTCTGCCAATTTTAAGGTAGGTGTAAAATCATCTCAACCAATTATATCTATAACAAGGACTTATGCGTAATGGACAACGGTGAAAGATTTGCTAAAAGAATTGGAGATTTAGAGCGTGAGATTCGTGAATTAAAAACGGCTCACTACAAAACTGCGACTACTATATCTACAATGACCATAACACAACTTCTATCTTTTGATTTAGCAATCTATAACGGGTGGGAAGTATGGAGTAATAAAAGGGCAATAATAACTCTAACATCTACTGATGGCTCTGATATGGTGAGTGCTTGTTATGTGAACATAAAGCCATCAACACTAGACCAACGCTATTGGTATGTGAATAGACTAAGTTCTGAAGAAGGAGAAGCAAAATTTGAAGTTCTTGTATATTCGCAAAATGCCACTGACTGGACCACATTAAACAATGGTGGTAGCGTATCATTGTTTTCTAATGTCCAGTTGGTAGGAAGTAGCAAATTTACGGTTAGCGTATCATATAAGAATATAGGGAGTGGCTCATAATGATTATAAGTGATGAATTATGGAAGAAATTCAAGACGATGCGTCAAGAAATCCTAGACCTAAAACAACTAAAAAAGGCTTCTTGTGCTTCAAAATACTATGAATTTGATGTGAATACTTTTACACCATATAATGTTTGGCTCATAACTTATAAGGATGGGAATCAACCAATTATAAGTGAAGTATTATCTTTTGCTAATTCTTCCTTGTCTATTCCGAATAACAATCAACAATATCTCTTTACTTTTTCGCAGACAGTATCAAAAATCACAATTCTATCTACAAGAGAAATTGAATCGGTAGAAGGTGTAGAATAGTGGACATTTTAACAAAAATGATATATAATATATATTGGCATACTATTCTTGCCCCGCTTCCGATTTTAGCTTTCGTTTGGTGTCGGGAGCGGTTCTTTTGTTGTTTACATTTTTTCTATGTGATATATAATAAAACTATCGAAGTCCGAAAAGGTGCTTGGACTTCGGTCTATTGTGTGATATAATGGGAGTATCCAAGCACCTATTTGGACAACAAACACCCATTGGCCACACACGATGGGTGTTTTTCTATTAACTAGCACCAAAGAAAGCGAGGTAGGTGTGGAGCACCATTTTAACATAGAGATAGCAAAAAAATGTGGGATTTTGGAAGCGATTCTCTTACAGAACATTTATTTTTGGGTAGAGCATAATAGGGCTAACGACAAATCATTTTATGATGGAGAGTATTGGACTTTTAACAGCATTAAGGCATTTGAAAAATTATTCCCTTATGCTAGTGGGCATCAAATTCGTAGGGCTTTGGAAAGATTAAGGAATGATGGCTATTTAAAGACTGGCTATTATAATAAGTCGGCTTATGATAGAACGATGTGGTATACGCTCACAGATTTGGGCTTTTCGATGTTTACAAATGAAAAAGTCGATTTGGCAGAAAATACAAATCAAATTGGACAAAATGCCACACCTATACCATATAATAAACACATATTAAAAACACATATAGAAAATAATACTAAAGTATTATTTAGCGATGAATCGCAAAAGGAAGTATATGGGAATGAACAAATAAACGAGATGTTTGATGAGTGGGAGAAGATGTTAGGGTATAAGCCAAAGAATTCAGCACAAAATCGTAGAGCAGTTTACAATATGCTAAGAGCAAAAGATAAAGGTAAAGAGTGGCTATTAAAAACAATGGCCATATTGGTAGAATCACAGAAGGACAAATATGCTGGAATTGCTATATTGGGAATAGCAGATTTTGCTGATTTACAAAGGAACTATGACAAAGTATGGAAATGGGGAAGTAGTAGAGCAAGGCAAAATCAAACAGAAGAAGAAAGTGGAATTATCGACCTAAAT